TTTACCTTGTTTAATTTTCTTTCTTATTGTCTCAAGTTTTGCGACCATTTCTTTTTTTCTTCTTTTTTACAAATGTTCTTACGTTTGTTGGTTTACCACCTACACCTTGTGCCTTTGCTCTTTTTCTTTTTACTGCACTGGTTATCTGTGATTTAGTCATCCTATTAGCTGTAGCTCTTGGTACACATTTAGGATATTTTCTTTTCTTATCTTTAGCTAATTTACTTCTACCACAAGATTGAAACTTACCTTTCTTTTTAGGTGCACCAATATCTACCCAGTCACCTTTAGGCCCTTTGCCAAACCACTCTGTAAGTCCACCTCTAGGTTTAGCCATTATGCACTCCTATATCCACCACCACGTTTCTTATAGGTACGAACTAACCAAGCATTAGCATATGCACTTGGGTAAACATCAAACTTTCTTTTGGCTTCTGCTTTCACTCTATTATATAGAGCAGGGTTGGTGGGTTTAGAACCACTTTTTTTAGTTTTCTTTTTAGCAGCCATTATTTAACCCTTCCGCCTTTAGCTCTGTACTTAGATGTTTTACCACCACCCATACGACTAACTACTCCACCTTTAGCTTTATACTTAGATGTTTTACCTCCGGCCATACGTTTTACCATACCACCTTTGGCTTTATACTTAGAGGTCTTTTTAAAACCTATCATACCTCCACCCATTTTACTTACTTTACCGCCTTTGGCTCTGTATTTAGATGTTTTACCACCGCCCATACGTTTTACCATGCCGCCTTTAGCTCTGTATTTACTTGTTTTTCCTGCCACGTTTCTTCTCCTGTTTATATAAGTTATCAAAAGTTGTGTGAGCATCTGTGTAACTATCATGTATTTCTGCTGAATGAATATACTGACTTGGTATAAAATCCGGTGGACCTTCACCTGTCACCCATAAAGCAGGATTAGTTACTCTAACTCTGTTATTAGGTAGTGCCACGATATTACCTGTCCATTTGTCTGCATCTATTAACTGCAGTACGTGACTTTGTTTGTGTTGAGCTGGGTCATCACTTATGTAACTATCAGTATAATCAACAGTAAACATATAACGACCTTTGTAAAACTCACCATCTATTTTACAGTACCAAGGACTAGAACTTATTCTATCCATCACTATTATAGAATGACCTCTAGAGGAACAGTCCCAAGGTTGTGCTAAATGAGTGTCCATTCTTTCTGGCATCTCTTCTAGTGGTTCATCTGCCACCAAACTTGTTATTGGCATTCGTGCCCACATTGCACCACCGGTTACATTTTCTTCTTCATTAACTCCAGTAAAAACTACCTGGAAACTTAAACATCTGTCTGGTAAAGTATTGACCGCAATCGCTAGTCCATGTAAATACTCACCATGATACATTTCGTGATTGTGTGTAAACTCTTTTCGCACCCAACATTTGAAATGTGGTATATTACTTATTAAATATGAAATTTAGCATCTCCATCTTTTTCTCGCTTGTCTTAATCGTGAATTAGGGTCTTTGGCTGCCTTTGGGAACTTTTTCATTTGTCCTGCTGACCTTGCACAAAAACTTTTTCTTCTTGCAGCTCTGCTCTTACTTCTTGGATTTTTTTCAGTAACAGCAGTCTGAAGTTTGCTTCCTGGATTTTGCCTCCTATATTTAGCGACACCTTTTGCTGTAAGACCTGCTCCTTGTTTAGTTGGTCTCTTGTCGCCACTCTTAATGGACATGCCTTTCATGCCTTTGCCTTTTTTCTTAGGCTTTTCTTTTCTATTTATAGCCACTTACTTTTCTATATTAAAAGGTTCACCTTGTGGGTATTCAACATCTGATACAGCTTCGATTGGCCCTTTAGTTTGTGGCCCAGTTCTTGCTTTACCATAACCTTGTCCAGTTGGTCTACCTACAATATCATTTAAATCATATTTTTTGATGGTTCTACCTTGACCACCTTCTATAATTGTTTTACCTATAAACTGTCCCATTATTTATCTCCTTTATAAAAACTTGCAACAAGAGAGTCACCCATGTTATTTGTTTTAACGACTCCACCAAATTTAGCTTTTCTTACTTTAGTTTTTGTTTTTCTTTTTGTCTCTTTTAAAAATCTTTTTTTTGCTGCTTCAATAGCTTCTTCTTTAGATAGGCCTTCTTCTCTAAACTGTTCAACTAAATCTTCTAATGACTGTGGCATTATTTATTCCTTATCATAAAAAGATTGTATAAATTTATTACCATCAGAAAAGTCTTTAGTGCTACCACCATATAGTTGATATGCCATACCTCCAGGTGTTCCTTTTTTAGCAGCTATTCTTCTTTTTTTTCTAGTAGGTCTTCTAATATCTTCTAATCTTGGTTTTCTTCTAAAATCTTTAAATCTTTGACCACCTTTTTTACCTGGTTTTACAGGTTTCATACCTTCTTTACTTCTTTCTTCTTTTGAAAGTATAGGGTCTTTTCCAGTTCCACTTTGTGCTTTAATAACACCACCTTGTTTTTTAAATCCCATTTTATTTCTTACTGCTGTGGGTAGTTTAGATAATCCTTTTCCTTTATTACCTTCAGGTACATCTTTTAATTGTTTCATTTTATTGCCTCTTGTTACTTGTAGTTTTATGTTACTTCTATTAATAGCCATTAGTCTGCATTCTTAACTATTGGTGTTGGGCCACCTAATTGATTAGATGGTGTTTCCATATCATCTCTTCTAGTTCTTCTAGCTTGATTTCTTAATGCATTAATAGAACCTTGATACTTTTGTTCCATAACAGGAACTAAAGAATAGTTCTTCATAAATATCATGGACTCTACCATGCATGCATCAAACAAAGCATTATAACAAAACTCGCTAAAATAGTTTGATGTTGTAGCACTTGTGCCTGTAGCACTAGCTAATGCTAAAGGTCTTTTTGTAACTTGTATCTCACCACTAAGTGCTGAAGATGGTGTAGGTACAACATAAATCTCTGTGTTATTTTTCCTTGCATAGTATCTTGGTGTTCCTGTAGATGCACTTGCATGTGGAAAATAATCTATTGCATATTCATATGGTCTCTGTAATAATGTTGTGATATTAGAAGAGACACTTGTTTTGTAATTTATATTACGAACAACTAATGTTCCATCAGGAACAGAAACTATTGGGTTGCCTGCAGTAAAAGTAAATGTAGAATAATTATCTAAACCAGAATCATCTAATTCTTTCATTAATCTACTTTCTGCTCTTTCTACAATATTAGGTATCTGACTTTCATATTCAGAAGAATCATTTTCAGTAGTATTAATTAAATCTGTTTTTAAAAATGAAAATGAAGGCATGTGTTATCCTACTATTAAAGTTACACCACCATTAGCACCAGGAGATGATACACTTACTGTGCCTCTACACCTAATACCTAGTTCTCCTATATAAATGTCTGCTTGACCACTTGCAGGAACTTGAAACTTAATTTTACTACCTTTAGAGTCTTCAATATCAAATGTACCATTAACAGTAGAGAAAGCATGTATCGCTAAAATACGAGTATCTCCTTCTGTAGTTACTGCTACACCAGTACCTTGTATAAATTTTGATGTAATGTTTGTTGTCATATTATTTCCTTGATATTAGTATAGGAAGGCAGAGTAACTCATACCTTCCCATAATTTACTATTAGACTCCTGGGTTTCCGAAGTACCCTCTCCAATCAGATACACCAAAAGAATATCTTTCTCTTGCTTTAAATCTGATGTTTCCGGTATCGAAATCAGGTTCCATTTTTGTTTGTAAAGGTGTTCTAACGAACATCTTATTACCATTAGGAACGTCAGTTTTTACAAAATACGCATCTGGGTCATTGAATCTTCTATTTACGAAGAAACCATTAGGCACTAAGCCCATGTTTCGTAAACTGTTGAGGTCATTGTCTGCACTTCCAGTTGTACCTGGGGTGTTTAAAATAACATCAGCAACGAAGATTAAATCGTTAGGCACGTGCAATGATACTGTTCCTGCTCCAATCAAAATACCTCTATCATCTTTAAGTTGTTGTACTTGTATTAAAGTTGTTTCGAGTGTAGTTTGAGATAAGTCAGCATTTGTACCATTGTTTGCTTTATTACTTTGAGTTCCGCCAACGATTGTTGGGTGTGCTGTACTAATGAATGATTGTCCATCACCTATAGCAGAAGCACCAGCAGTAAAAGCATTATTGAAAACTGCAGCAGCTTTCTGTTGCTTTGTATTTGCCATTGCTCTAGCTAACCCTCTTGCTCTTAACTTTGAAAAAGTGTCATAGAGGTTATCCTCCATAGCTTCTTCAGTAATAGCAAAAGCTAATGCGATAGTTTCATTGTTATATCTTGCGACATAACTCTCACTTGCATTATCAAAAGTTACAGCGGCACCTTCTAATTTAGTTGGTGCGGTACCAAATCCTGTAAAGAGGACTTCCTCTTCAAAAGACCTGTCTGAGTTCTCTATATCATATAGAGGCTCATGTTCGTTATTAACTTCTCCATACTCCATTCCAAAGACTGCATTCAATCCAGGAAGGAGCTCTTTACTAATAGCAGCTCTATTTATAGCCATTTTATATTATCCTTTCCTAGTTATTATACAGATGTTGAAACTTGTGCTTTTACAAAATTACTTCTGTGTCCACTCAAGTAAACTTCAACGATTGGGAATTGGTCAGTGTCAGTTACGTTTCCATTAACGGAATCGCCATCAATGTCTTTTCTGCCAACAATTCTTGCATGTGCACCTATTTCAACAGCAACTCCAACTGGAGCTCCTACTAATCTATAGTTTGATTGACCAGTAATTCTGCTACCAGCATCAGCGGCTGACACAGTTGCAGTATAACTGTTTACAATACCAATCTCACCATCAGATAAGGTAGAGTCTGCTTGAACAAAATAAGTTTGTGCAGGGTCTGTAATGACATGAAGTTTAACATCAGTAACACATGTTCCACCAGGGAAAAATCTAGAAAATTTTGGTTCTCCATTTTCTACATATTGACATCCCTGAAAAACACCAGAAGGCTTCAATGATGTTGAAGCTAAAGGTGTAATAGTTCCAGCAGTATCAATAACAATCAAATCTCCAGCATATATATCATTTGGAAGAAGTGATACGATACCAATAGCTGAATTTGAAACAGGTTGTACTATCTGTCCGTAACCTTCAGTGTTTGGCTGACCATCTCTTTTTCGAGCAGGGAGAAAACCAAATGGATTAAGACTTGTAGCCATAATAATTCTCCTTTAAGAAAAAAAGTTGTTAAAAAATTAATCCTGAAACGAAGGTCTTCTTCCTTTCGTAACAGAACTCTTACTTGTATTACTTATAGGTGCCTGTGAATTTGATTGACTCATTAATTGTTGATTAACTGCATCCATCATTTCATGTGACTTCTTTAAGTAATGGGCTTTTTTCGCATCTAGTTTAAACGTAGGTATCTTACCTAACGCTAAGTCTCCACGACAGACTACACCAGCATAGCGACCTTCCTTCCTCACGACAGAAGTTGCTCCCATTTCTGGTACCTCCTCTGGAGTAACAAACTCCCAGCCTTGTTGTAGTTTCTTACCAATATTTTGATAATCTTCATTACCTTTTAAATCAATTCGAAGCCATCCCAAGGTCATGCCTGAATTTTTAAACTTCTCTTCAACTACATTAGGAATGTTAGTTATAGAGGGTTCTTCAAATACATAATCCGTTTGTGCTCTTTTGTTAGTTTCCCTTGTTTGAGAACTACGTGTGTTTACTCGTGTCATTATTTACCTCCACGTTGCATATTTATTGTTGTATAGTCACCTTCAGACTTCGTTACCTTCATCTTTTCGGCAGCATACTGTTCAAGCGGTATTCCCCACTTATTAGCTAGTCGAACATCTTCTTGAGATAGTTTAACTTTCTTTGGGTTTGGAGAGGAACGTGACCCTCCAGCAACCACTTGAGATGGTGATGACGAACCATCATTTCGTTCTGTTGTGGCTGGCTCTTCCTGTGTTGTAAATTTACTAGGAAAAGCTGCACGCATTCTTTTATCTATTTCATCATAGAAATCTTCATCATTTGGACTGTATCCTTCATTTTTTAATTCAGCATCTATTGCTAAAGCTGATGCAGTCATGATGTTATCTTTACCAAACCATTCATTATTTGCTTGCCAATCTACAGCTCTAGGGTCTGGTTGAACAGGTTGTTGTTGTGTTGGTTGTGGTGCCTGTTCTTTTTGTGTTGGTTGTTCAGTAAATTTACTTTTTGTTACTGCAACATTTTTTAAATCAGTTTGTGCTTCATTTAATGCTTCTTGTGCTTTTAATAATTTTTCTTTGTCTTGTGCTTCAAAAGCATCTGCATATGCACTTCTTGCTAAATCTAATTTATCTTTTAATTGTTTTTCTGTTGCATCTAAGTTTAATTTACTTACTTTATTAAACTCTGTTTCTTTTGTTTTATATGAATTTTTTAAGGTTTCATTCTGTTTAATTAAATCAGCTATCTGTTCGTCTCTTTCTTTTCTTTGACGTATTAACTGTCTAATTCTTTTTTCTGCACCTTTAGTTTGAATACCATCTAATTCTTTTGGTTCTTCTTTTTTAGGCTCTTCTTTTTTTTCTTGAACTGGTTCAGGCTTTGCCTCAACTTTTTCTGGTTCTTTTTCTACTTCATACTCTACTTTAGGTTCTTCTTTTTTTTGAGAGGTATCTACCTCACTCCAATTATCTTCCATATTATCCTCCGTTGTGCACGAAACAAACGCATTACGTGCTTCTTATTATTATTATAGCACACTTTATTATAAAATGCAACTATTATTTATATTTTTGTTAAATTAAATGTAGGGTCTAAATGTGTTGGGTCTTCAACTTTCATTATTATTTGGTCATCAAATAATAATAATAACTTAATACCTTTGTAAAATAATTTTTGTCCGGAATGTTTACCATAACAAATATAATCATTTACTTCACACCAAGGTCCATTTGGAAATTTATCTTTATCTTTATAAGCTAAGTCTCCTATTTTTATTACTCTACCAACTGTAGTTAAATATGCCATATCATCTTTAACTGCATCTGGTAATAATATACCACCTTTAGTTTTTTCTTTAATACTTATAGGTCTAACTAAAACATGATAACCTGGTAATTCTGGTAATATATCTGGGTCAACTTTATTATCATCAGATATCCAAGAACTATTTTTTATTGCGTTTCCTAATGCGACTTGTTGCATTAATCATCCTCCATTCGTTTTTTTAAAATTTTTTTTAATGTTTGTGTGGCCCATTCTATACTTGCAATAGAACCAACTAATTGCCTATAGTGAGGGTAGTCTTCTGCAGAACCATTACCTAATGTTTCTTTTAGATTTCTAGATTCCTCACTATAGGCTTTTAATACTTCGTCAAATATTTCCATACATTATGCTGCAAATGCAAAAGCACCTGTGGTAGCATCTGCTGCTCCACCCATCTTAGATGCTATATGCCATGTACCTTTTTCATAACAAATAAAAGCTATCATGCTTCCAGTTGTAAAAAGATTAGTAGCTGCATTAGCAGGAGTGAAAACTAATTGAGTTTCACCTGCTGCAGAAATATCAAATGTTACTTCAGAGCTTCCTCTTGATTCAATAACTGAACCAGTTGCCCAAACATCATCACCTGCTGCATTAAATGTTAAAGTATTTGTTCCACCAGTTGTATCTTTTGCTTGAACATAAATACATACAGAACCTTGTGTTGCTGCAGGTAAAGCTGCTGCACAAGCTGCTGCACCAGTGTAATCAACTACATTTAATGAGTTATCAACTAAAGTAATATTTGTAGCAGTGCCTGTATCAGTAAGTGTTAAACCAGTTAAGTCAGGCATACCTGAACTCATTCTTGTTGTTTCAACATCTGAATCAGCATCTCTAGTTGCTATTTGAAAACCTTTGGTAGACCTAACTGGTCCATTAAAAGTTGTGTTTGCCATTTTTCTTCTCCTTTGTTATTTTACTGTCTTGGCTTGTCTGCTAGGTCAGTCAGTAAAAATTAATAATCCCTAGAAAACTATTTATTAATATCTTTTAAAAACTTTAATGCTTCTTTATCTTCTTTTTGTTCTACATCTACTTGTTTTTTTGCAGAATCAAATAATAGCTTTTGTTGTTCTAATTGTAATTTTTCTTCCTCTATAGATAATTTAGTCATTATGTCTAATTGTTTCAAGGCCTCTCTGCTAGTTCTATCATCAACAGCTTTTTGTGATTTAAGTGATGTACTAATACCTTTGTGTTGTGCATCTAACATTTGTGCTTGACGTTTAATATCTAACTCTTGTGCTTCTATAGATATCTTTGCATTTTCTTTTGCAGCATCTAATTTTAGTTTTTCTTTTTCTAATTCTACTTTTGCCTGCTCTAATGCAACCAGTTGTTGTTCTGGTGACATGGCTGGTCCTTGTTTGTTTGCATTTAATACATCTTGTGCTGCAGCAGCCATCACAGCTTCTATAGCTGTTGGGTTTCTTTGTGCCTCTGGTATCTGCTCTAACATAGCTTGTGTTGTTCCATTAATCTGTTCTTGATATTTCATAATAGAGTGTTCTTGTATATTTGCTTCTAAGATTGGTTTTACTCTAACCATAATAGGACTTGCTCCATTTGCAGGGTCTTGTAAGTATGCCATCTTTACTTGGATATGTGCATCATGGTTTTGTCCCATAAATGCAGCTATAGGAAAACCTTTTGTAGCAGCAGCAATATCTGATACTGGGTCTAAAGGTTGTGGCTTTGGTGCTTGTGGTAATATCTCTTCTATGTTTGGCATATTAGATGCATTTAATATTGTTCTATTTAATGCTTCTAAGTTAAACATACCTGGTGGTGATTGCTGTGCCATTTGTAATGCCATATTTGCTAACATCATTCTATGTGCATTACTAGGAATATTTGGGTCACTAACAGGTACAACATCTACTGCACCATCAAAATCTTTTTTAAATATTTCTCTACTTGCATTAGGAACATCATAAGGATATTCTACAGGTAGATAATCATAATCTATTTCTGCAATAATTTTAAATTCATCTCTTTGTGATTTATGTAATCGTTTGTGGATACCAGAAAAGAATTTACTAGATGCTTCTAATAAAGCCATAGTGGTGCCCACAGGTCCAGAGGAGGCAGCATCAGAAACTATTTGTTCTGTACTGTCTGCAAACTTCTGACCAGCAGCAGTTACAAATCCAAGCATGTTGTATAGCACTGAGGAAGGCTCTTTATATGGGAGAGGAACAATCGCCTTTTGTAAATCTATACCTGTTGCTTCGACCTCCTTGAACTCACCAGGAGCAATAGGTTCGTTATCGCCCACCATTCTTACTCCTTTTGCCTTAAACCCTCCTGGTAAATTAGCGAACTGTCCAGCATCTACAAGACTCCTCATAGCTGCAGTCGCTGTCATGGTTAGATTACCTAGGAAATGTATAAGACCTAACCCATAAAAACTAAACCCTGGTACAAATTTGTAATGAACAAAGTGCATTCTTTTTTCTTTATTTGTATCACCGGCTCTATAGTTTCTACGAATACTTAATATTTGGCGAGACTCCTGTTCTACAGTTACAATGTAAGGAGCAAACTCACCTTCTTGACATTCTGGGTCAGGGATATCAAGATGTAAATGTTGTTCTAGTAATACATATTGTGGGTCATGTTCTGCAGTAGGTGATAGTCCCATAATAGTATTTAATTTTTCTGATAGATTAGTTTGATTAGGATAAGATGCTTCTGGTAATTCAACATCTGAATAAATACCAGACTCAATATCCTTTTGCATATCTACAGGATTACGATATATAACGTGTGTGTACCTATCTGCTTTTCTTAAATTACTTGCATAGTATGATACATAAAATTGGTCAATAGGTACAAACTCAGATACTGGTCTTTCTATACCAGCATCATAGTAAACTTTTTTAATAGCAGAACCTATTAGAGGTAAATGAAATAACATTCTTTCAAACTCATCAAAGTATTCTGGCATTTGTTCAGTCAACTGATAGTTCATAAAGTTTTGAACTCTATTTGCCTGTTCTTGTTTTTCTACAGATTGTGTTCCTAATATCTGTGCCTTTACTGGCCCACCTACAGGAAACAATTCTTGTGATGCTTTAGATTGAAACTTCACTGCAGACTCTATTAATAATGGATGAACTGCAGTACAAGCACCTTCAAAAGGTTCTGTAGCATCTTCTAGTTTTAATCCTAATAAATCAAAACCTCTTTCAAACATAGAGTCCCACTCTGCTCTAGAATCTTTATCTGCTTGAAAGTTTCCAATAACTGTTTGTGCAACATCTTTTAATACTTCTTCATCCATATCATCTGCTAGATTAGTATAGTATTCTTTTGCTGTTACTTCTTCTTGTATATTCTCTTCACCAAAGTTTACTGTAACTCCACCATCAGTGTCTACTTCAAAAGATACACCTTCATCTTGCTTTGGTGTATTTATTGATATTACATTTGTTGTTTCTTCTTTTTTATCAAATGGATTTTTTTCTACTGCCATTATTTATCCTCTCCTAATAATTCTTTTCTTCTTGGTAAATCTTTTAATCCTGCACTTTGATTAATAGCTTTAACTTCATCATCTCCTAATACACGATTTATTTTCATTTCTCCACCAATTAACCAACTTGTTTCTTTTACTTTAGGATTTGTATTATATTTATAAAATCCTCCGGATGGTATTCTATCTGTAATATGTGCAGTTCTTGCATCTATTGTACCATCTTTTTTTATCCTAGCATTTTTATTAGCAATAGCTTGATAATCTTTATCTGCAGGTAATTCTACTTCTGCCCATACCTGATTATCTTCTCTTACATTAGGTTGAAATTTTCTATCTGTAACTCTTTTACCTGTTGCAGGGTCTACCTTTCCACCTATATGTGTAGCGATTGGAAACTCTCCAGCATGAAATCCAGGTCTATATGCTAACTCTCCTATAGAAGATTTTACTTTACCTGACTTTGCTAATTCACCTGCTTCAGATTTAATCCACTTACCAACAGGTAAATCTTTATTACCTTTCATTTTTACAAATAAAGGAAATAATTTTTTATTTTTTACTTTAAATAATTTATATGCTTTTACACTATTTTTAGGTGTTACTTTATCTAATGTAGTTTTTTGGACTGCTTCAGCAACATCATCAATAACGTGTGCAGTTTCATCTACACTGGTTGAGGCAGTTTTATTAATTATATCATCAATATTTTTTGATAATAATTTAGCACCTGCTTTTGTGCCTCTAGCTGCAAAACCAAATAAAGGAATAGAACCTAAAGCTGCTAGTGTTGTAAGTCCAGCTTTTAATGCTGTCTCACCATAATTACCTTCTTCAAATGCTTCTTTTGTTTCTTCAGCAAATTTTTTAGTTTCATATGCTGATATAGCTTCACCAGTTCCAGGAGCTACTGCTAAACCTAATTGTTGTGCCATAGGTAAATCTTCATATTGTTTATATACACTTTCTGCAAAATCTGCTAAGTTTTGTTTTTCAGCATCATTTAACTCAGGCATTTCAAACTCAGGTTCAACAACAGGTGTTTCACGTTTTGGCTGTTGTGTTGCTAGTTGTGTATATAATTCTGCTGGGTTCATTTTAAAATTTAAATTTATATGTTAATCCGGCACTGCCTTCTTTTTTATCTGGTTTATAACTTCCTTTACCTTCAATAGAATGTCTTCCTGCTTTATATTCTATTCTACCTTTTACACCAGAACCTTTTAATTTATTACTACCTTTAACAAGACTTTTAGTTTTACCATAACCTTGCACTTGTGCATTTATCTTATCACCAAGTTTAAAATCAACTTTGGCTTTTGCTTTACCTAAATTAATATTAGCTTTTGGTTTAATAATAATTTTAGATTTAGGTTGTTTTTTCTTTTTGTCTTTTTCCATAATTACCTCTTAAATACATTATACCATTAAACTCGCCAATATGCAACCCTTTTTTTATTATTTATTTCTTCATCCATATAAGGGTCATCAGGATGTGTAAGTCTCCAAGATTCTTTCATGTAGTGTATTGCCATTGTCATAGCATCAACTTGGTCATCATGAGCTGAGTTTGGAAACTGTAAAATCTCTGTATATAAATCATCAGACCATTTTTTATTTTTAGGTAACCAGACTCTTCCTGCTTCTATCATTGGTGAGGCAGCATGTACTCTAGCTACTTTGTCTTTATCTGGAATATAATCTTGCACAGGCAATCCAGCTCTACGCATATCTTGTAGTAGAGACTGTCCAGAGGCTTTCTTTTCAATAATACAAACATCAGGTCTAAATTCATCATAGAGCATCTGTGCTATTCTTCGTAGCTCTGGATACTCAAACCTGCCTTTCATGTTTCCTAATAAAATTAAATTAGGTATAAAATCTTCATAACCATGCTCATTCTGTTCAAACCTTGAGAAGATACCCCAAGTTTGAATTACACTATAGTCTGCTGTAGTTTTTGTAGAAAAGGCAGTATCATATGTTTGAATAATAAAATCACAAGCTGGTGGCTCATCATATTCCCACCATTGCAACCATTTCTTTTTTATTAAACCACCTTCATCAGGTGTTGGGTCCTGCATGTATAAGGCATTCCAGTACCTTGCTCCATTAGAGGCACGTATTTCCTGCTCATCAATCTTTAGGGAGTCATCTGTTTTCCATTCTGGGAAATAAGAGGAACCAACAGGTAACTCTAATAACTCGGCACTTGCCTCATCTAACCATGCAGGTATTCTTATTACTTCCCAAGGTAGAATTGTAGAGAACTCTGACTCTTGTTTTAATAACCATCCACATAAATCATCATAATGATACCTGGTGTTAATAATTAAGATACTTCCGTTAGGCATAATACGAGTTCGAAGACCTGCAGGGTACCATTCTTTTACATATCGTCTTCCTGCTTCTGAGTATGAGTCTTCTTCAGACATCACATCATCAAGAATTGCTATATGTGCTCCTCTTCCTGCGATTTGACTCTTGACTCCGGCTGCATAGTAGCTTCCTCCCTTGTTTGTTTTCCATTTTCCTGCTGCTCTAACGTCTGTCCTAAGAGAAACACCTGTAAATATGTCTTGAAAACTTTTAGTTGATACAATATCTCTAACAGACCTACCGAAATCGCTAGAAAGCTGGTCGCTATGGCTGACTGTAAGTATCTCATGTTCTGGATTCCTTCCTATATACCATGCTGGGAAGAGTTTTGAGCAGATTACAGACTTAGAACTACGTGGAGGCAGAAAAACCATGAGTCTTTTTATTTCTCCAGACTCTAATTGTTTTAATTTTTTAGATATTACCTGAATATGTTTGCCCATTTTCCAATCTGATATGATTGTTGGAGCAAATCTACGCACAAATGTAAGAAAATCATGCTTTGAGTGGTGCCTTATGTTGCTATCCCAGCACTTTTTAAAATTAATTACCTCTTCCATAACTTAATTATAGCATATTTTTATGAAAAAGGCAACTAAAAAGATAAAACTGCCTCTATAGAACATAATATAGTT